CGATGCTGAAATTGTTGAATCAAAACAACCACCTATTGAGGATGCAACGATCATCGAATCCGCTGCCATCCTGGCGCCGGACGTCGAAACCTTGCCCAGCCCAGCTGATGACAGCACCGCGCCCGGGTGCCCGGACGCCCAGCGCGAAGGCCAGGATGGCGACCCCACCGGCCCGGCGCCCCCCGCGCGCGCGAGCGCAGGCGACCGCACTATGCTTAGTAATCCACACACCCGATCTCTATCAGAATCCGCCTCCCAAATCGGATCCCCAGCTGCTCCAACCGAAGCTATCTCTAACACTGTTAGTGATGCACTGCACAATGAGCAGAGATAAAACCCCGTGTTTTTTGACACCCTTCAGAGTGTGTTGCAATGCACAATAAGTGATGAGGGGGGGTGGGGTGTTGAAAAGTTTGGTATCTATAACAGTGTTAGAGATAGAAACACCCCCCGGTAGTGAAAAGGGACCGTATGTATAACGTAGTAAGTGTGTCTGGTGGGAAGGACTCTACGGCGCTTCTCTTGTTGGCTATAGAGAGAGGGGTGGAGAATCTGGAGGCATGGTTTGCAGATACTGGGCACGAGCATCATCAGACGTATGAGTACATAGACTACCTATCTAGGAACTTGTGGCCGGTTAGGACGATCAGGGCTGACTTCTCTATGCAGATTGAAAGGAAGCGTGCGTTCGTGGCTACAAAGTGGCGCGAGCAAGGAGTGCCGGAAGATAGGGTACTAAAGGCTCTTGAGACTCTAGTTCCTACCGGCATACCTTTTCTTGACCTGTGCTTATGGAAGGGCCGGTTTCCGTCTACCAAGGCGCGATTCTGTTCTGAGGAGTTGAAGCGAAACCCTATCGTGGAGGCCCAGATAGAGCTTTTAGATGCTGGCAATGAGATCTGGTCATGGCAAGGAGTCAGAGCAGATGAAAGCCTTGCCAGACGCGATCTCCCAGAACTGGATGAGGTTGGTGGTGGACTGTGGAACTATCGTCCAATCCTGAAGTGGACAGCAGATGACTGCTTTGCCATGCACAAGAAACACGGCATCAAGCACAACCCGCTCTATGAACAAGGCATGGGCAGAGTAGGTTGTATGCCTTGCATCCATGCTAGGAAAGACGAACTACTGGAGATCAGCAAGCGGTTTCCAGAGGAAGTTGAACGGGTTGCAAAATGGGAGCGGTTGGTAAGCGCAGCAAGCAAGCGTGGCAGTAGCACTTTTGGCGTAGGTGTTGACGTAAGCGTTTCAAGCATCCATTCAGTTGTTGAGTGGGCTAAAACCAGTCATGGCGGCAAGCAATACGACTTTCTACGGATGGGAGAAGGCCCGTCCTGCTCATCTATTTACGGCCTATGCGAGTGAGGAAAGAGATGTCGCCAGCACAGAGGAACATCTACATCGCTATTGATGAGTGGTGGAAGAAGTTTGGATTTGCGCCCTCGATAGATGATGTGATGCTTGTCACCGGGGAAAAGGGACGAGGTAACGTAGCCAGGAAGATCAAGATCCTGATTGAGATGGGACTACTTAAGCGAACTTATAAAAGGCAGCGAAGCATTCGGCCTTCCTATCTGAAGGTGCGTGACATCATATGAAGGACGAGCTGTTTGAGCTGTTAGGGAAGATGTCGGACGCCCAACTGGCGAAGGTCATTGAAAGCCTTCCTGATGGCCAAAGAGATCATCTTGCCCAGATAGCAGAACAGTACGGAGCCGCCATTCAACGTGAGCGCGGCCAAAAGCACTTCATGGAATTTGTGAAAGTGATGTGGCCAAACTTCATCGCCGGCAAACATCACTCTGTTATGGCCGAAGCCTTTGAGCGCGTAGCCAAGGGGGAACTAAAGCGTCTCATCATTAACATGCCGCCGCGGCACACAAAGTCAGAGTTTGCCTCTTACCTCCTTCCGGCTTGGTTCTTGGGTAAGTTCCCCCACAAAAAGATCATCCAGTCATCCAATACGGCAGAACTGGCCGTTGGGTTTGGACGAAAGGTAAGGAACCTGGTCGATGGCGAGAACTACTCCAAGGTTTTCCCAAATGTCGCGTTAAGACACGACTCCAAAGCCGCCGGCAGGTGGTCTACAAACGCCAACGGAGAGTATTTTGCTATTGGCGTAGGCGGTACGGTGACGGGAAAGGGCGCCGATCTGCTGATTATTGATGACCCGCACTCGGAACAAGAGGCCAAACTGGCAGAGGCAGACCCATCTATCTTTGATACGGTCTATGAGTGGTACACATCCGGCCCGAGACAACGCTTACAGCCCGGCGGGGCAATCGTAATCGTGATGACACGGTGGTCAAAACGCGATTTAACAGGCCGAGTAATCAAAGATTCTGTCCAAAGAGGGGGTGACGAGTGGGAATTGATTGAATTTCCTGCGCTTTTGCCCTCAGACAACCCACTTTGGCCTGAATTTTGGTCATATGAGGAGCTTTCTGCCCTAAGATCCGAGCTTCCCAACAGCAAATGGCAGGCTCAGTACCAACAAAACCCAACTTCCGAGAGCGCCGCCATTGTCAAACGCGAGTGGTGGAGGATCTGGGACAGCGACTCACCCCCATATTGCGACTTTACCCTCATGGCGTGGGATACCGCATTTGAAAAGTCTAACCGCGCAGACTATTCGGCATGCACAATATGGGGAGTGTTCTACCACCCAGACGATACGGGACGAGAACAGGCCAACATCATCTTGCTTAACGCTGTTAGAGATAGGGTAGAGTTCCCGGAACTGAAAAAAATGGTTTTGCGGCTGACCGAGCAGTGGGAGCCAGACAGTACGATCATTGAAAAGAAAGCCAGCGGGGCGCCGCTCATCTATGAACTAAGAGCCATGGGCATCCCCGTGCAGGAATTTACGCCAGTTAGGGGTAACGATAAGATCACTCGGCTAAATGCGGTGTCGGACCTGTTTGCCTCCGGGAGGGTGTGGGCGCCCAACACAAATTGGGCAGAAGAAGTGATGGATGAGGTAGCATCATTCCCATCTGGCGAACACGATGACTATGTAGATACCGTTTCGCTGGCACTGATGCGTTTTCGCAAAGGCGGATACATCAAAACCGACCTGGACGAAGACGAAGACGTAAAGTCATTTCGACGCAAGCCGGTTTATTACTAAGGATAAAACATGGCAATCGATAAAGCACTCTATCAGGACACTCCCATTGAGGACGTGGAACCGATTGAGATTGAGATTGAAGACCCCGAGTCGGTTGCCATCAAGGCGGGCGACATGGAAATCATTCTGGAACCCGAGCCGGAAACAGCGGAGGACTTTGACGCTAACTTGGCCGAGTACATGCCAGATGATGAACTGACAGAGTTGGCCACCGAACTGCTATCCGACTACCAGTCCGACGTAGACAGCAGGAAAGACTGGATACAAACGTATGTAGACGGCATCCAGCTGCTTGGCATGAAGCTCGAAGATCGAACGGAGCCATGGCCAGGTGCGTGCGGTGTGTATCACCCCCTTTTGGCGGAAGCACTGGTCAAGTTCCAGTCTGAAACCATTATGGAGACGTTTCCTGCCCAAGGTCCGGTTAAAACACAAGTCATCGGCAAGGAAGATAGTGAAACGCGAGACGCAGCCACGCGCGTCAAAGACGACATGAACTATCAACTGACCGAGCGGATGCCGGAGTACAGGCCGGAGCATGAACGGCTGTTGTGGGGCTTGGGTCTGGCGGGCAACGCATTCAAAAAGGTCTATTACGACCCGAGCATCGGACGGCAAACGGCGGTATTTGTTCCTGCCGAGGACATCGTAGTGCCCTATGGTGCTTCAAGCCTTGAGACTGCGGAGCGCGTGACCCATGTGATGCGCAAAACAGAGAACGAGATGAGGAAGCTGCAAGTAAGCGGCTTCTATCGGGACATTGATCTGGGTGATCCAACCGATACGTTTGACGACGTTGAGAAAAAGATTGCCGAGAGGATGGGGTTTCGAGCCAGCAGTGATGACCGATTCAAGATTCTTGAGATGCACGTCACCATTGACCTCAAAGGATATGAAGACAAGGATGAAGAAGGCAACCCAACGGGCATTGGCCTTCCATATGTCATTACCATTGAGAAGCACAGCACCAAAGTCCTGGCCATCAAGCGGAACTGGAACCCGGACGACGACCTAAAGCTCAAGCGCCAGCACTTTGTTCATTACGGCTACGTCCCCGGTTTTGGATTCTATTGTTTTGGCTTGATCCATCTCATCGGCGCGTATTCCAAGGCGGGCACCTCCCTTATTCGGCAGCTGGTGGATGCTGGCACACTTTCTAACCTGCCTGGCGGATTTAAGACCAAAGGGTTGAGGGTCAAAGGAGATGACACGCCTATCGCTCCGGCGGAGTTTAGGGACGTAGACGTCGCCAGCGGGACCATTAAAGACAACA